GGCTTGAACCAAAGTAAAACGATAAAACCTGGCCCGCAGCGCTAGTAATAAACCCCAGCGCAAATATTACCAATTGCTGCTGGTCGTTGGGTGTATCAACAAACATCAAAACGCCTATTAAAAGAAATGCCAAGCCAACCACGCCCAAAGCCAAAACTGGCACTACCAATTTATCCAATTTAGTGGCGTTTTCAGAAGTGGCAATTGCTGCATAAGCTTTTCTAGCAGAATCCCTATCCTGGGTATTTAATTTTGCATATTCCAGCTCTAGCTCTGCAATTTTTTGAGCTGCAGCTGGATCGCCCGATATAGCTTTAGCGACAGCATCCACGGAATCAGAAACGCCAAGCTTATTAGCCAAAGCGGTAACAGCAGCCCCACCCAAAGGACCAGCGACAGCAGTTGCCAGCGTGGGTGCGAAACTCTTGAGAATATTGAATAGTTCATTCATTACGTTGCCTTTCGAGTAATAATAATTGTCGGTTAATCTGCTTTTCTTTTTTCTCGATCCTGATTTCCGCCTTTTGAATTTTGATCCACATCATTATCAACACGGGCGAAATGATTAGCACAATGGTTAGCATGATGCAAACCAGGATTAGAACCCCTCTATAAATGAATTTATCCATAGGGCATAAAGCCAAGAAACAATGATTAGCACCACGGACACGCCAATGACTAATTCCACTTTTTCTTGCCTAAACCTTTCGCGTTGATAAGCTTCTTTTTGCCTTCGGATTCTAATTTGTTCTTTCCGCTTCTGCTGTTCGGCCTGAACCTTGGAATATATGTTGTTGTAGTTGTCCCAAAGCGGTCCTAGCTGGTACGGCACAGTAGCCCCGCGCATCATGCCCGACAGCCTTACATAAGCCTGGTCCAGCTCGTTTTTGTATACGCTTAACTCTAATATGTCTTCTGGATTGGGATCAACGCTGCGGAAAACTTCTTCGTATTTGATCTCCACATATTCGGTTAATTCTTTGTGGTGACGGAAAAAAGCCCCCAGGTGCGCTATAAACTGCTGGACGATTTCGGTTTCGTTGGGGATGTGGGTTGTGTAGGTTTCCTTCTTTTTGACCAAAGGCTGGTTGTCAGAAACGGACGCTTTGGCTTTAGAACCAAACAATCCCGCAAAAAATCCCCAGATTGACCTGGCTTCGTTAACAATGGTTTTTGCATCTTCGGTTGCCTGTTTTACCTTTTTTACCGCTACCTTACCCTGGTTCAACGCATCGCAACAATACATGATCCCGTCATAGGCCAGCTGCATGGCCTTAAACGCCGCCCCAATAGTTAGCGGATCGAACACATCCTAAAGGCCAAAAAACTTCTGTAGAAACGTGGCAGCCACACCTGGGCCTAGTAAAACGCAGATCATTACCCCATAAAGAAGATATTCAATTTTGGTCATGCGCTTTTCGCCCGTGGACAAAGATTCTTCTATCTTCTTATAACGTTCGGCGCAAATGGCTTCGTGGACCGCGATCCTGGTTGCAACGTCTTCCATGTTAGGCCTTCATCACATAAGCCAGGGCATAGTAAGGCGGTAAGTTGGCGTTTGTGCCGCTTACGCCAGCAGATGCGTTTGTGGTCGATGTAGAAGTCGCCACCGTAATTCCAGTAGATGCGGATGCGGTTGTGGATGGGCGACCAAAGTTCAAGTTATTGCCGCCAGCCAATTGTTCGCTACCGCCGTTGGAGATAAATCCGCTGCCGACCGTAGAACCGTGATTGTGGGTTGGATCGGTAACGGTTGAAGTGGAAGTCGAAGTCGCTGTGTGCGTATGCGTTACCACCACCGCATCGGCTGATCCGCCAGTTGCAGCCACCGCATAAGTTGTTCCAGCGCCCACCACAAATTTGTCTCGCAGATCAGGTGTTCCGTTTGATCCATCGCACAAATACCAGCCAGTAGGAACGCTGCCGATTGCGCCATACCAAAGCGAAATCATTCCCGTGGGAATAGTTGTTCCCGTGCTTGTAACAGTTACACCAATAATTCCATAAAGGTTATCGTAAGTTCCCAGGGTTGTCCCCGCGGAAGTCTTCAAAACAAACTTGTAGTTGTAACCATAGGTCAACCAAACCTCATCATCCAGGCGACCGCTAGAGTTCAACACAATAGGGTTAGCGTTGGCAATCGTGCCGTTAATATCGGTGTAAGTCGCCAATGGGGTGCTTGATCCAGCTTGGTAGGTATAGATCAGGCCGCCACCTAGCGGAATGCCGTTGTTATCAAAAAATTGTTGGCTGTTGCCTACTGGCGAAAGATTGACTGCCATGTTTGATCCTTATTTCTTGTTTAGCAAATCGCTAGCTTTGTTTTGGCCTGTTTGTTTGCCCAGTTTAGCGGCTTCTTCCATTTCTTTTTGGGCTTTTGCTGCAGCTTTTTCTGCGGCTTTAGCTTCTTGTTTGGCTTGTCTTCTTACGCCAGCTTCACGGCCCAAAAATGTGCCAACAGCTGCGCCTGGAACTTCGCCCAAAAATCCACCAACAGCACCACCAGCTGCAGCACCCAATCCAGGCAAATTACGTTCGATTATTCCAACTCTTCTGCCCTGTAATGCAGCGCCTTCGTAGCTGTGTATGCCAGGCATCAAGTGACCAGCATAATTTAGCGTGTGGAATTTTTTTATTTCTTCGGGCGGGAATGTTTCCAGGATTTTTTGGCCCACAACGGAATTCATCACATTGTTTGCTGAGTTTTGATTCCATTCACCAGCTTTGGCTGCGCCAGCTTTTTGGACTTCACGGGCCAACGCCCCATCGATTTCGGCAACCGCAGCTTTTGCTGATTGCATTAATTCGGGCGGTACTGGCGGCATTCCTTCTGGCGCACCCCTTACGCGACCATTTGACAATTCGTTTAATGTATCTCTGATATGCCGCCATTGGTCTTTTGGCATATTGTTAAGCTTGGATGGTATTTTTTCCAAAGCTGTAGCTGACGTAACAACGCCATTTTGATCAACTTCACCAAAAACTTTATCAATCCCTTTTGATTTAAATAGGTTTTTTTCTAGCTTGTGAATGTTGTCTCCAAGCTTGTAAAGCGCTGGATCAGCAACGGCTGCAATGTCTTGATCGATTGCGCCGTTAATATCTCTGATCAAACTTGATCTATCTCTGTTCCAAATTTTAGGACTATTAAAAATTTTCTTTACATGGTCATAAGCTGAAACAGAACCAGGCGGCAAAAAAGTACCGTCAGGCATTTTGAAGCCAGTTGTTCTTGCTAAATCAATAAATTCTTTTGCAGATTCCAGTAATTGTTTTTGACCAGCAGCTTTAAACGTAGTAATTTCAAGTGGATCATTAACAAATCTATCTATGTGTGTAGTTTTAATTTGATTGTTGCCAACTTTATTAAATGCAGAATCATAAATTTGTCTTTTGGCTTGATTTAAATAACCCGTAATACTAGCGCCAGACATATCTTCTGGATCAATACCATGAAATACATTATTAATGCTTTGACCGCGTTGTTCATCATTAATTAAAGTTTTAGATGCGCCTGTAGCATTTACCCGTTCTTCGGCATATTTTGACAAAGCGGCTTGTTCATTGGCAATTTGTTGTTTAAACAATCGGCCTTCATCTGTATCTAGTTTTGCTTTTGTGTATTCGTTTCGCAAAAGGTTTTCGTTACCAGTAACAACGCCTGGTCTAACACCAGCACCAGGCATGATTTCTTGGGCTATTTGCGAACGGGTCATTTGCTCGTTCATTGGCACATCGGTCGGAGTCTTGGACAGTTTGACCTGGGGGAATTGACCGCGAACGGTTTCTTCGCCCGTGATCTTGCCAAAGTAGGGATTGTTTTGTGCTGCAGCTGCGCCTACGCTGCCAGCTGGAACTTTGCCTTGTGCAGCTTCAAATTGAGCTTGCATTTGTTCTTTTGTCAGCTGCCCAGGACGAACTATTTCCAGCTCTTTAGCTGCTTCGCGTATTGGTTTAGCAGCCTGGGAAACTACTGGCGCGGCTTCTTTTAAAGCTTGGGGAATAGCTACAGAACCGATTACCACCATGTTTCTAATGTCTTGGGGCGGTATGCCTGTTTTCTCAGAAATTTGTTCTGGAGTCATTCCCAGGACGTTAAACATTTTGTTAACTTGCTGGGCAATAGGTTCGGTTATGCCGCCCAATGGTTTCTGATAGGCTTCGCTGCCCGTGATGCCCATCGCTTTGCCTAATGGCTTGTCGATAGAAGCGGCTGCGGCTTGTCCTATTTCTTCGGCACGTTGCGGTGTGTTTGCGGTCCTAGCCAAAGCTTGAACACCAGCGCCGTAAATAGTAGGAACAATTCCGCCATAGGCTGTATCAATAGCCCCAGCCACACGTTCACCCAGGTTTCTTTTTACGTCCTGATACCTATTAAACGTTTGGGCTGCTATGTCGGCAACCTTGGACGGTAGAGTTTGACTAGGTGCAGCTGGTGTTTGAGCTGGCGCTGCTGCTGGCTGCGCTACAGTTTGACCTGGTTGGGCTGGCGGCTGGGCTGGCGGTTGGGCTGGAGCTGCTGCGGGCTTTTTGCCAGCAAAGAAATTCTCCAGCGGATCGCTAGATACTGGCTGCGCTGCTGGAGCTGCTGCGGGTTGTGCCGATGTTTGCGCTGCGCCTTGTTTTACTTTGCCAACATATTCAGCTGGGTTTTTAGTTATAAACCCGCCATATTGCGCCAGGGCTTTATCTACGTCACCGCCATTACGTTCGACCAGCTGGCCCAAGTATGTACGCGCAGCTTCCCTAGCTTGCTTTTCATTAAATGGGTTAAATTCAATACCTTGTTTGTGCAGCATTTGCACGGTTTCTGGCATAAATTGGTAAGCGCCCATTGCCTTGGATTGTTTGTTTAGGGCAAACGGGTCTTTATCGCTTTCAACTTTTCTCAAGCTATCAAGCAATTGATCTGTTACAACGGATCGCCCAGGTGTGGACGGAGCAGCTGTTTTGCCGCCGCTTAGATATTGTTCTAAAACATCCATTATTGCGTCCCTGTTTCAGATAGTCTTTTAAGGTTTCTATACTTCTTTAAAAATTCATTGTGGCTGGCTTTTGACGGAAACAGCTTATTTAGTTCTTTTTCTAATTGAGCTGGGTCTGTAATTTCCTTAGTCAAATTCATAGCTTCGAAAATCTTGCTATCAGCGTTGGCATTCCAGGCTTGTTGATAGGCCTTCATGTTGTTGTCGCCAAATCGTTGTTTGAACTGCTGTGCGCCTTGGGCTTGCATATCTAAGCTAGTCAAATCTGCTCCAGTTCTACGGGCAATTTTTATTAGCACATCGGGCGGAACGGTTATATCGCCATAAGCAACTTTATTTAAATCGATGCCAGCAACCGTGCCCCCACCTTGACCCATAATTTTTAAATTTGACAGCTGCATTTGAGCTAAATCTTTAGCTAACTGCTTGTATTCTTCGCCACTCATCGCCATTTTTATTTTTCGCTCTACATCTCCAACTACGCCACCTTTTGGAAAATTTAGTTCGTTGTATATTTTTTGAGCTTGTCCAATTGTTTCTTCCACATTTCTGCGGTTAGTAGACAATGCTGATTGTTGATTAACCAATGTGTCGCGGTAAGCTTGGCCTGATTCTGCGTCTTTGGCTTCGGCTGGTTCTGGAATGTAAGGTTGTGCAGCAGAACGAACGGAATAAGGAATCCGCATTCCTGGGGCAATTTCACTTCCAGCTTTTGGTAATTCTTGTGGTCCACCAAGCTGCAAACCGCCAGCTGTGCCAACTTCCGAAGTTGGTGCTTTACCGCCAACGCTAGGCGTGGTAACAACCGTTTTTCCGTCTTGCGTAGTGATTGACGGTGCAAATGTTGTCTGTTGCTGCGCTGGGGTTAGCAATGTTTGTGCGCCAGCAATTACTTTACCAGGCAAATCTGGACCTGATTTCATTTCGGTTTGCCAAATGGTTTTGTAAGCATCAAGCAGCCGATGCGTATCTGGATCGTCTGGATTTTCCTGTTTCATCAAATCCATTTCTTTGATATAGGGTTCGACCTTATCAATACCGAGGCGAGCAAGAATATTAAATCTTTGAGCAATTTTTTCCCGTGCGCTTGTTGTTAGATTTTGTTTTGCGCTGATAGCTTCGGTTTGAGCTTTACCCAAAGTTGTGTATTTAGTAACGTATTCCGATCCTGTGTAGGGCGCTATTGTTGGAACTACCTTGTTAATTTTGTCAATGTCAATTCTTCCGTTAGTTTGGAAATTGTTAGGATTCGCAAAAAATTCCTGTAAATTTCTGCGTTCTTTATCAGCTTGTTGTTGTTGACTTAATTCGATTCCGCCCTTGGCTACTACTTGCTGCTGCTGCTGAACCGCCAACGGGTTCATTTGTTCGGCTTGTTGGTAAGCTTGCCCAGCGCGGGCGGTATTAATCATGTCCGCAATAGACATGACTTGCGGACCTTCGTACATTTGCGGAGGGGTGCTAACGTATGTTGCCATGTCAATTCCTTATAGCTTTAATTGAATGCCTTGTGCGCCACCCATGTAATCTGGACGGGCAGCACCAGTAATAGGCATAGCAGCACCTCCACCGCCGCCGCCACCACCGCCGCCGACATAAAAAGCGCTATAAGGTGATTGTTGCCCACTAGGTCCGCCCATATAAAGCGGCAAAGTTCCGTAGTTAGCCATGCCTTGTAGGGTGTTGCCGTAGGCCTTTGCTTGTCCAGTAATTCCCGCGGCTTCGGCGTTAGCAGCTCCAATTTGCGCCGATCCAATTGTTTGGCCCGCGCTAGTGGCAGCCTGGGCGGTTGTGCCCGTAGCACTTAAACCCATGTCGGCAATGCCTTTTAGCCTGTTAAAAATGTTTGTTTGATTGGCTGTGTTGCGTCCAAAAGCTGCGCCAAATTCCTGGGAAGCTTGGCCTTGGGTGTAGTCTTGCATCCCTTGTAATGCGTTTCCGCCTATCAAACCACCAGCACGGTTAGCCTGGTTTTCAAATGCTTTTTGGCCTTGCGCTAAACGGAATTGATAACCTGGATCGATTCCCTGGTTAAAGTCTTCCGCGGTATATGCCCTAGTTAACTCTGGCATTCTTGCGACTAAGTCTTTTAATGAAACTTGGCCTTGTTCACGATACGGGCGAAGATTTTCGTTGGTAATGTTGAACATTTCCCGATTGGTATCCGCCGCATAGCGCATTCCAGCTGCAGATGTTGCCGCCGCATCTTTGGCAGCTTCCGCCCCCATGTACCCAGCAGCTAGCGTAGCGCCGCCACCTACAACCGCAACAGTTACCCAAGTCATTTATTTACCCTCCAAGGCTTTAACCTTGATGTTATTAGAAGAATCGTACAAAGCCAATTCGTCTGGTTCTATTAACTCTTTTTCGATCTTGTCCA